ATAAAACAAGAATATTATCAGATTTAAAGAATTATTCTTTAACTGGTATAAATCAAAAAATTCTAGATTTGAAGGTTCTTTATATTGAATTAGATTCTTACATTTATTATGACAATTCTAAAGTAGAAGCTATTGACGAATTAAAAACAAAGACTATTAACGGACTTACACTTTATTCTAATTCAATTGACATCAACAAGTTTGGTGGAAGATTTAAATATAGTAAAGTTTTAAGTGTAATTGATAATATCAATACTGCTATAACTTCTAATATAACAAAAGTAAGGATCAGGAGAAATTTAAATGCATTATTGAACCGTTATGTTCAATATGAACTTTGTTTTGGAAATCAATTCAATGTTAAACCAGAAGGATTGAATATTAAGAGTACTGGATTCACTATTTTGGGTGAATCACAAACTGTATACCTAACAGACACTCCAAATGCGGATAAATTGACTGGTACTGTATCAATTGTTAAAGAATTGAATAATGATAAGATAGTTGTTGTTGAAGATGCTGGTATTGTTGATTATATTAAAGGTGAACTCAATCTTACAACAATTAATATAACATCAACCGTAAAATCTAATAATATAATAGAGGTACAAGCATTTCCAGAGTCAAATGATATTATTGGACTTAAAGATTTGTATTTAAAATTTAGCATATCTGATAGCACCATAAATATGGTAAAGGACACTATTTCATCTGGCGATCAAATATCTGGTGTTGGTTATAAAGTTACTTCTAGTTATACAAACGGAGATTTAATAAGGGCATGATATCTACGGGAATTGATAAGAGAGTTCAGATACAACAAATTGTTGACAATCAGCTTCCAGAATTTGTACTATCTGAAAGTCCAAAAGCAGTTGATTTTCTAAAACAATATTATATTTCACAAGAATATCGTGGTGGTCCAGTTGATATTACTGATAATTTAGATCAATATTTAAAATTAAATAATTTAACTCCAGAAGCAGTAGTTGGATATACTACAATTACTTCTGGAATTGGAACTGATAATGAAACTATCAACGTTGATAGTACTAAAGGATTTCCTGATCAATACGGTCTTTTTAAGATTAATGATGAAATTATTACATATACTGGATTAACAACTAATAGTTTTACTGGATGTATTCGTGGATTTAGTGGAATAACAACATATCATGAAGATAATAATCCAGGAGAATTAGTATTTACATCAAGTGACGAATCTGCTCATCTTGAAAATTCACGTGTTCAAAATTTAAGTGCTCTATTTTTAAAAGAATTTTACAATAAAATTAAATTTTCTCTTACACCTGGTTTAGAAAATAGTGAGTTTGTTCCTGAGTTAGATGTTAATACTTTTATAAAAGAAGCAAGAGGTTTTTATGAATCAAAGGGAACAGAAGAATCATTTAGAATCCTTTTCCAAGTATTATATGGTGTTGATCCAAAAGTTATTGATCTTGAAGAATATCTAGTTAAACCATCTTCTGCAAAATATGTTAGAAGAGAAAGAATAATTGCTGAAGTAATATCAGGAAATCCTCTAAAATTAAGAGGACAAACGATAACAAAAACTACAGATTCGTTTACATCTGCATCAATATCTGAAGTTGAATATATTAGTGGTATTTCTACAACATCTTCTTATTATTCTTTAGATGCTTTTATTGGATATGATGATGAAGAGTATATTACTGGCACCTTTGATGTTCCAGGAAAAACAAAATCTATAGGTGATGTATCTATTGGTTCTTCTGTAATAACTGTAGATTCTACTGTTGGATTTGGAATTACTGGTACTTTAGTTTCTGGTATTAATACACATATTGATTATGTTGAGAAAACTGTCAATCAATTCTTAAATTGTACTTGGGATAATCAAAATACATCTGGAATTATTACATCTAGCTATGATGTTAGATCTAACGATACAATTATTGGTTATGAGAATGGTGATATATCTAAACCTGTTGAGTTAAGAATAACTGGAGTTCTTGCAGAATTTATTCCTGATGATAATACTAATTTAGTTATAGAAGGTGAAAGAATTCTTGTTAAAAGTTTAGGTGAGAAAATAGAAAATCCAGTTATCAATAAAACCAATAAGGAAGTTCATTTTAATTCTTGGATTTATAATACTACTTCTAGTTATCAGTGTACAAATATTGTTACTGGTATATTTAATAATGCGACATTACCTTTAATAGCACCTATTGATAAAACTAGTTTTAAAGTAGGAGATACTGTCGAAGTTTTATTTAGAACATCTAATGAACTTGATTTCAAACAAGTAAAACCACTAGAAAATGGAGCTACTACAGCTAAAATTCTAAGTATTGATACAGTTGATAATAAAATTACATTAGATAAAAAATTAATTGCTGATATCAATAAATTTTATAATGTAAGAAGAATTTTGAATAAGGTTAGTAGTAAGCAAGATTTTGGTGCTCCAATTAAATATGGAAATAATACTTTAACTGCAGATATTCAAAATACTTATAATGAAGCAGATGAGAATATTTACGTTGCCTCTAACTCATTACCATCATATGAGATTGAAAAAAATATTTCTGAAATTGAGATTACCTCTCTAACCGCTTCAGGTGCCTCTCCTTCGATTCAAGGTTATGATGCCGCAAATACATCATATAATATATTATCCTTCTCTGAGCAGGTTCCTTTCGTTACTGGAGATGCAGTTGTTTATACTAAACCAACAGATGCTGTAGGTATTTTAACTGAGGGGGTATATTATGTTGAAAATCTATCAGAAACAAATAAAATTAAACTATATCCAGATCAAGCCTTTGTTGATTCTGGTATAGGAACTATAGGATTTTTAAATGCTATAGGTTTTGGAAATTTACCATCTGGAATAACTACTAATTCCACTCATAAATTTACATTATTAAAACATCATCATCAAGAAATAGATGCACAAAGATTACTTAAAAAATATCCTTTAAGTAGAGATTTAAAATCATCAGAGTCTACTGAAACTACTTCTGGACCTGTTGGAATGTTAATCAATGGTGTTCAAATAGAGAATTGTAAATCCGATGATGCTATTTTTTATGGAAATATTGATAATATTAAAATTGCTACAGGTGGACATAATTATGATGTAATTAATCCACCAAATATTACTATTGGTGCAGGTGTTGGAAATACTGCGTTAGCAACTGCAGTGGTTCGGGGTAATATTAAAAAAATACAAATAGATCCTCAAGATTTTGATGTTAATGATGTTCGTGCGGTTAAAATAACAGGTGGTAATGCAAAGGATGTTGTTTTAAATCCTGTTGTCAAACAAAGGAATAGAGAATTAGAATTTGATGGTAGACTTATTAATAATGGTGGTGATGTTGATTCAGTTAATGAAACTTTAAAATTTAGTCAAACTAAGCATAATTTACGTAGTGGAGATGTTATTGTTTATAATAATAATGGATCTCCAAATTTAGGTATTGGAACTTTTGATGGTGATAATCTTGCAGATTATGAAACTTTAGATAATGGTTCATCTTATTGGGTACAAGCATTAGGAATTGGTAGTGTATATCTTTATAGAAGTGAGAAGGATTATACAGCAGGTATTAATACTGTAGGATTTACTGCTGTAGCCAAAGAAGGTTTACATAAATTTAGATTAAAACAGGCTAAAAATACATTAACATCTGTAGATATTGTAAATGGTGGTACATTTGAAAATAGACAAGTTTCTATTTCTGCAGTTGGTATTTCTACAGTTAATTCAACCTTTACATTTAAAAATCATGGATTTTCTGATGGAGAATTGGTAGATTATCGAACTACTGGTACATCTATTGGAATATCTACCGATGGCACTGGAATACAATATAAAATTATTAAAATAAATGATGATTCTTTTAGACTTGCTAATGCTGGAGTAGGTGGTACATTAACATCTGATTATATAACAAATAATTATGCTAGTTTTACCAATAAAGGAACTGGATATCAAGTAGTAAAATATCCTGATATTACAATTTCTGTAGATGCAGCATATAGAGTTGCAACATCAGATAAAATAAATCTAATTCCTATTATTTCTGGTAAAATCGTAGATACTGTTTTATATGAGAAAGGAAGTGGATATGGATCTACTGATGTTATAAATTATGAAAATTCTCCCAATGTAACTATAAAAAATGGTAATAGTAGAAATAATAAACTTATTCTACCAGCATTAAGACCAATAGTTGCTTCTGCAAGCACATTAACAACTGATTCAAGTGGAGAAATAATAGGGGTTCAAATTAATAGTGGCGGCGATGAATATTTTTCTACACCCGAATTAATTGTTGAAGGAGATGGTTTTGCAGCAGAATTAAGACCTATTATTGATAAAGATACATCTTCATCAACTTATAATAGAATAATTGATGTTAAAGTACTTAATAGGGGTACAGGATATACACAAGATAAAACAACAATTAAAGTTGTTCCTGCAGGAAGTGGTGCTATCTTTGATGCTTTTATTAGAAAGTTAAATTTAAATAGTATACAAAATGATGCTCCATATTCTTCAAAATATACTTATGAATTATTGTCTCCATCAAAATATGGATTAAGATATTCTTTAGTTGGATATTCTACTGATATTGGTTATAATAATTTTAATGATACTGGAGCATCTCATTCACCAATTATTGGATGGGCATATGATGGAAATCCAATTTATGGTCCATGGGGATATACTGATCCTTTAAATTCAGACTCAGATATACAAATATTAGATACTGGATATAGTGCTTCTATTTCTAACATAGAAGATAGACCACCTTCTTTCAGTGCAGGATTTTTTGCACAAGACTTTGTGTATAGTTCTGGAGATTTAGATATTCATAATGGAAGATACTGTAAAACTCCAGAATATCCTGATGGGACATATGCATATTTTGTTGGTGTCACCACCAATTTTGCTACAGGAAAATTAGATCCAAAATATCCATATTTTATTGGACACAATTATAAATCTAATCCAACAGTAGTTGATGAAGTAGGTAAAATAAATCAAGATTATGATTTTAATAATTCAAATTTAATCCGAAATAGTTTTCCATATAAACTTTCTGAAAATTTTGTTAATAATGATTTTATTATAAACTCCGACAATATTCAACAACAATTAACTACTGTCGATTCAGTAACACAAGGAACTGTTGAATCATTACAAGTTATTAATTCTGGAGACAATTATAAAGTAGGAGATGATTTAACTTTTAATAATGATGGAACTAATGGAAGTGGATTAAGTGCTTTTGTTGATTCT